TATACGCGCATTACGGAGCCCTCAACTGAAGTTCAATGTCGATCAAGGCCACTAGCCGTGACAGGTCTACGGACGCCCAGGAGTCGATAGGAGCGCACTCGTAGTCCGTCATAAGCATCATAACTTCCTGCACATGCGGCTCAATTTCCTCAATATCAAACTCGTCATCATCATTCATCAACGTACTCCTCGAGGCGGGCATGGGGCGGCCCAGTCGGTATCCATAGCTCCCCCTCTTGCTGTTGCAGATATACTAAGCGAGCCGTTTCTAAGGCAACGGCTTCGGCACTACTTTCCACATACGGACAACCGGGGATCGCTTTACTGCGAGCATACGCGGCCACGACTGCCGCCCATAGATTAGGACGTCTATCAGCTGGTCGAGCCTCGCCGATGACATCATCGGCCAAGCGTCTGGCTCGTAATTCACCGACACGGAAGCATCCGGGGACACCGTCAGTGGCGTCCCCAGATATGACCTGCTGCCAGAAGAATCGCTCGCCGTCATCGGCTGAATTGGCATAGAATACCTGCTTAAGATAGTTGTAGTGATTACCAGGAATCTGGTCTAAGTCCTTATCAATAGTAGCAATAATATAAGAGCCAGGTTCACTATTGTGACCAATAATGCTACATTCATCATCCGCTTCCCGTCCATGGACTACAACGGCTCCCCAGGTCCCTGTAAGGTAATTTCGTATTGCTTGGTACCAGTACGGCTTATGCGCAGGGTCCCGATTGCCTTTGTAGGGAACGATAGTGGCAAGTTTCTCACGATAGTTTCCAGGTCCAGATAGGATTACTGTGACTCGCTCGAAATCGTCCACCGCGTAATGTTCCCGACATTCCTTTTCGATACTATACAGTTGTGTGCGAACGGCTTCAAGGGCATGACTTTCCGGCTCCGGGTAGACTACCTTTTCCTTCTCTAGCACTTGATCGTCTGGATGGTCCTGTATCCACTTCTGCATACGGGCGCCTGCCGTCTTTCCATCATAGGGCGCAAAGACAGCTTCGTATATCCCCGTCACCGGGTCTTCCATGACCAGGTGATAGGTAGGTGTCTCCGCCGCAAAGCCGCAGCGGTATACGATTGGGTCGGCGTCAATTATGAGATGCGTCATCCTTGGCTCGGTATGTTCGGCACTTCAAAATAACCATTTGCTTCGCCTGTGCGGACGCGATCAAGCGTCTGCTGACAAGTCTGCATCTGGATTACCGCCTGTGACAACTGGCTGAACATAAGTTCTGTGTGCCCTGTGAGCCGATTATTGATCCCATACACTTGCACTTCCCCTAGCGGCAGACTTACAACCAAGAAGTCTTTGCTGTGGGTGAACGGCAGGAACTCTGGATCAAAGTAATGGACTGCCTTATTAGGCGTCGTCCTCTTCCGAAACGGGTTCATGCGACTCAATAGTGTCATCATTAGCTCCTTCATCGGCAACCGTATCCAGAATGCGCAGGCTAGCAACGTCGTTGAAGTAGCGCACCGTCAGCTTATCCACCAGCGCCATGATCTCCTCGTACCGCTTAGCCTGGCCAGCCTTCTCCTTAGCGCGAGTCAGCGGCAGGGCATCCTGCGAGACAAGCAACTCAAGCACAGCGATAGCGTCCTTGCGGGACGACTGGTAGATGATGCTGTCCTGCCTCACATTAGAATTGGTTGAGCTAGGAGCAGCTTGACTGCTCGCAGGAGCCTTCGGCGGGTTCTTAAGGATTTCAATTGATTGGACTTTCTGGTAGCCTTTGGCGTCCGCTTGCGTCTCAATCTTAACATAGTCGCCTTCCTTCACGTTCGGCTTGTCGAAGCCAAAGCTGATCCAGTCGTCGTACTCTACGCCATCCTCTTTCTCGACACGACCGGAATACAGCTTCCAGGGGCCGCGACTGCCGCGACCTTCCTTAATAGCGATCTTTGAAATGAATCCAGTATACGTAGCCATTACTTGTCCTCTCTTAAGTACTCGAACTTTTCCTCAGAACCTTCGCCCCAGTGCGATCCTATCTTAATGCCGCACCCTAGTGGGACGTCAAAATCCATACCATACACCTGCTTAAGATAGCGCCACACACAAGGCCCAAAAGCATCGCGAGCGATACGTACAAAATCAGCAGTATAATCTGGATGTATCTCACAAACTATTGAATCATGGACGGTGTTGACAGGCTTAATGTAATCGTCAAGCGCCGCTGCCCTAATCTGATGCCAAAAATACGTGACGGCAATCGGGATGATCTCTGCGGTAGCCAATGCCTGTACAGGATAATTGTAAACAGCAGAAGCAACATTACAGTATCCTGTATTAGAGACCTTAGCTCGCGGAAAGTAATATCGAAGGCCCCAGGGCGTGATAAGCTGCTTTGTCTCCAGTACTTCATAGACCCAATCCTCTTGTGCCTTGGCTAAGTCAGGATATCGTCGTTTAAACTCTGCGTACCACCGCTCCTGCGCTTTTGTGCCCTTGCTACCGCCATAGAGCGGTTTAAACGTCTCAGGTTTAGCGGCCTGTCTAGCGTCTGCGGCCCACTTCTCCCCTGCCTTGTAGGCTGTATAGACTTCTTCATACGTCTTACCCACCATTGCCGCTGCGGTTACGCAGTGGGCATCCCATCCAGGGTCGCTAATATCTGCTCTAGCTTGTCGGTCATTTCCAAGGAATGCGGCGACTCTAAATTCCAGTTGTGCACCATCAGCTTCTCCGATAAGCCATCCAGGGCGGCGAGCATTAAATAGGCGTTTAAAGTTCCTTGGGACATTTTGGAGTTGTACTGCGTTCCCTCCGACTGTGGGGATTCCGGAGCAGGAAAGACGATGCGTCGCAGTGACAGTCTGATTAAGCTCAGCCGTAAACAAGCATCCGGTGTCAGGGTCGTCACAAATTTCCTTAAAGTAGTTCAGATTCTTGCTAAGAGCGAATCCAACTTGTCCAAGAGACTTTTTGAAGTCGAGAAACTGTCGTTGAGCGTCTGTTTTAACTTTGAGCTTAGGGAGTGATTTGGCGTCTGTAAGACGGCCTCCACTAGCTGTCCTCTTAGGACGACCATCTCGTCCTGTAAGTTCACTAAATCCGAGAGTTTCATAGAGATACTCTCCGACTTGTTTGGAACTTCTCCAATTAATTCCCCCTGTGAAGCTAGTAAATTCGCGTTCAAGCGCGCTAAGTTTTTCAGTAAACTCTGCGAACGTAGTACGTACTCGCGTATCATCAAGGTGTATCTTCTCCTGCTCTATCGCCGCCAATACGGGACTGAGGATACAGCGCGTGTATAGACAGCCCAGGCGATTGGTTCGCACCAGTTCGGCGCGTTGATCCAGAAAAAGCGCGCGAGTGGAAGCAACGTCTTGCTTGCAGCGGTCCAGTACCCAACGCGGAGGCATGTCCGAAACCTTGATTCCATGTTTCATCCATAGGTCAACAATCGGGTCTTTAGGACGATGGCCTCGTCTAATACAACAATCATCCAAACTAGTGCTGACCCTAGGCAAACCAGTGCGATTATCAGGAGCCGCCAGATTACCCAGGAGTACGTACTCTGCAATTTTTGTGTCAAAACACAGTAGCTTGCTAGTATCCACGCCAATACGAGACAGCCAACCCAGTTCATACTTTGCATTGTGTGCAACAATGAAGTCTACCAGTTCAAGCCTTTTGCGCAGGCGATCTTGATTAAACTCGCTACCCCAATGATAATCAATGCGCCGCCTATGATCGCTCCAGCAAGCCAGAGCAAGACCATTCCTAGAATCAAGTGCTGAACCGAAACGGCCATCGTTTACTTCCGTCTCGAAGTCAAGCACAAGATAATTATCCCCCAGATACCTGCTAGGATCAGGAGATTCGATAAATTCTGGTATGTCACTCAACCGCGTCCTCGGGAACGTTCTTGCCGGTCACTTTCGCAAGCTTCTGATACCGGGCATTAGAGGCCGCGTAGCGGCGATTAGCGGTCGTCGTCTCCGCCTTGAGCACGTCAAAATGGCCAAGCAGAGTATCAATGACTTCGCACAACTGTGCCTGACTGTAGGGCACGTCGGCCATAAGACCGGCAATCCGCTTAGCGCGGGCGCAGTTTGCGGCGATTGCTGTCGCTTGTTCAATTGTTTGTTTTGGCATTTATTGATCTCCATCTAGTACCATAGATCGTTGTAAGTCGAATCGAACAATCAAGGGCTCTCTTGAGCCCGGCTCACTGGATAACTTGTTCTTGGCGAAGTTCAGCATTCGGAGGCCGCGACTCAGCATTTCGTTGTTGCAACCGATGCCGATTTGTAGGTCCGCCGTACCCGGCAAGCCGACTCTCGAAGAGTCCACATCCCCAGCGCTTAGGTATAGCGGCCCATCCTGGTTGTGGCCCTGGCTCCGATCCCCCGCCTGTGTTACCGATATGCCGATCATCTTCCTGCGGTTCAATAGTGACCGAAACCGTATGGCATTTTGTTCCATGTTTCGGGTCATACCATCCAACGGTCCACTCAAATTTCTTATCTGGTCTACTACCAGTACAGAAGGTGTGTGTTTTGCCGCCAGGTCCTCTAATTCGGACATCGAACCCGGAGTCATCTTGACCATCGTTAGCCGATCCCCTGCTATTTCGTTCAGCAGGCGAAGTCCCTTTTTCGGCAGACTGTTTAACTGCGCTTGCGTCCATCCAAGCAACGAGAGCCGCATCCGACTCTTCAGAATATTTATCTCGTCCTCGTTGCCCACATACAGGACAGATTGACCGGATCGAAGTAGCGAAGCAGCGATAGCAAGGGTGAGGCATGATTTACCTATCTCAGTACGGCCAAAAATAAGTACGTGATGTCCAGGCAGAACGCCACCACCAATGCGGTTATCAAGAGATGGCACACCCAGACGAATCCGTCGTTCGATCCCAACCACAGAATCCAACTCAGACCAGTCTTTAGCGTACTCAACTTCACTTGCTTCGGAAACATCTGATTTATCCCAGATTTCTAGTAGTTCTGTGAATGCTTTGTCTGACTTTTTTCGGTCGTTGGATTGGCTGTGCGTAGCCAACTCAAGTACCAAGTTTCTCTTGCGTAAATCCAGAACCAACTCGACAATATTCTCAGGACTAGAATCGTGTGGAAGGCCCGCGAGGGCGGCCAGTAACCCCTCGGATTGCTTAGGGTTCGTAATATGGCCTTCGCCAAGCTTTTGCAGTAGATCGACATTGGCAGACTGCGCGGCTTTGTCTCGTTCGTAGTACTCACAAAGGCGTTCATACCAGAATTGAATTGGAGGGGTGAAGTCGCCTGACTTAGCGAATTTAGATATGCGTTCAAAGGCACTTCGACTTTTGATTGCTGATGCGAGGATGTGTCCATCAACGTTCATAGATACTTGTGTCTGTGAAGCCTTCGCCTAGCCGACGGATGTAGGCTTTACCGCCATCCACGCCCCAGTCAAAATCTTCCGTCCCGCTCGAAGACGAACGCGGCTTGTTGGGACAGGTATGGACTTGGAAATCGTGCCGATGCTTCGACTCAAGTTCGACATCGCATGTATTGCACTTAGCACTATTGCGGATTATTGACATTGTTCTAGCTCTCCGTTCGGTGCGACGTATATCGCGCTAGGACAGCCGCTATCGGCTTTTTTCAGGTTAGCCTGATCCCAGGACTGGGTAGCTGGTCTACTCGGTAAGTGACTCTGGCAGGCGGCCAATACCCAGGCAACGCAAGCAGCCATACCCAAGTTCCGTAGTAGTCCATTTACCATTCTCATATAGCCCCTGTGATTCTGTGCGTACTGACATACCCGTTCCGTAGCAATCCGGGCACTCATTCTCCGCAGGAATGTCAAAGCGGGAGCGACGCAAGTTCTTCATCTGTCATATCCTTAATGTCCTTCGGCAACACGCAAACTCGACAATAGTTGAAGGCTGCACCCCATTTGCGGGCCATAGCGAAGGCTTGCCCGGTAGCATCCGCATCGAGGGCTATCCAGACAGCGGGAGCCTTTGCCTTTTGTATTTCTGCTACCTTGGCGGCATTCAACCCGGTGCCTAGCAGGGCTACAGCGATGAAGTCGTTCGACCATTCGTTTAAACGCATGGCGGATAGCTGATCTTCGACAAGTACCAGTTCGTACCCCTTCGAGTCATA